AGAGCAGCGTGGCGGTGACGTTGTAGTAGCCGGACTGTTCCTGGCCCATGAGGACCTGGACGCCGAGGCCGGTGTCGGCGTCGACAGCGTTGGCGACTTCGAAGCCCGGGATTTCGGACATCGGGAGAGCCGAGGCGACGGCGATGGCGTCAGCGCCGCAGGCGAAGCCAGCGAGGTTTTCGCTGTTCGTCGGGAGGCTGGACCACTGGTAGACAGCGGCACCGGCGAGGGTACCGATCTGGCCGGAGGTCAGGATGCCGGCACCGAGGACGGAGTTGCCGATGATGGTAGCGTCGCCCAGGAGGTTGTTGGCGTAGACCGAGTTCAGGATGAACGCGCGGGGCTCAGCGGCCTTGGCGACGTCGAGCACGCCCTTGGCGGTCACGACTTCAGCGTAGGTCAGGCCAGCGCCGGTGTCGACGTTCGAGCTGTAGTTCGCGTTCGTGATGAGCGCGCCGATTTCGGCGAGGCACTTTTCAGCGAGGGCGTTGGAGGCGGTCGGGACGAAGGCGTTCGAGAGGAACTGGGCGCCATACATCTTGACGTCGAGGGGCGAGAAGCGGCTCGACACCTTGAAGTGCTTGAGGGTGACGTTGGCGGCGGTGATCGTCGCGTCGTCCTGGGTGAGGTATCCGCCGGTGGAGAACTCGGTGGCGGTGGAGGTGCCGATCAGCGGAACCTGAACCGTCTTGCCGGCGCCGGACTCGGCAGCGGTGAAGACGGACGAGAAGGCGCGGAGGGCCGGGAGCTTGCCCTTGAGGGAAGCGATGACGCTCTCAGCGAGGACGCTAGGAGCAACAGCGATGGAATTAGCCATGGTGTGTTAGTATTGGGTGAGGGTTGAGGGGAAAATTAGATGCAGGCCTTGATGATGGCGTTGCGGTGAGCGGCGAAGTATTCGTTACGCTCCTTGCTGCCGACGGGCAGGGACATAAAGGTCGCGAGGTGGTCGACGGCCTCGGCGGTGGGCTTGCCATCCGCGGGGCTGAGTTCGACCGGGGAGACGCCGACGGAGGCCACGATCTTGGCGGCTTCCTTGGAGGCGCTAACCTTGCTGGCTTCGTGTTCGGCGACGAGGGCCTTGAAGGACTCGGACTCCTTGACGGCCACTTCGAGGGCGGCGGTCAGTTCGGCGAGCTTGGCGTCCTTGGACGCGGCTTCGACCTTGAGGCTTTCGAGTTCGGCAGAGACGCCGACCGTCATCTTCTCGACAGTGGTGCGGAGGTCGTCGCGTTCGGCGGTGAGGCCAGAGACAGCGGCGGTGGCGGCGAGGAGTTGCTCTTCGATGGTCATCTTAGATTTGCGGTTAATGGAATCAGAACGAACGCAGGGCGTCGTTGAAAGAGTCGGCCAAGCCCGTGACCAAGCCCTGGGCGGCGGCCTGCTTGCCGGAGAAGGTCTGGCCTTCCATGGCCTCGGCCTTCACCATCTTGCGCTTCATGTTCACGGCTTCCTTGAACTCGGCGTGGATCGTGTCGACCCCGGCCTGAAGGTTGCCCAGTTGGCCTTCGTCGAGGCTCGTGCCTTCGATGCCCGCGCCCTTGAACTTGCCGGACTTGATGACCACCATCTTGATACCCGCCATCTTGGCGGCTTCGGAGTAGTCAGGGATGGCCATGTAGACGCCGATGGAGCCGACGGTGCTGGACGGGCTGGCGACGACGCGGTCAGCAGCCGAACCAATCCAGTAGGCGGCGGAGGCCATCTCGGAGTCAGTGTAGGCGAGCGTAGGCTTGCCGAAGTTGCGGACCTTGTTGGCCAGTTCCTCGACGCCGGTGACCGTGCCGCCAGGGGAGGAGATTTGCAGGGCGACCTTCTCGACCTCGGGGTTCGCGGCGAACGCGTCCAGCGCCTCGGAGATTTCGTTCACGTCCACGGCGCCCATCATCTTCTCGAGAGGGGACAGGCCCTTGCCGATCACGCCGACGACCGGGATGATGCCAATGCCGTCGACGACGTAGGGCTTAGGCGCCACGCCGAAGAGCTGCGCGAGCATATCAGTGAAGCCGAACTTCTCGGCGAGGACAGCGTGGTCCTTGGCCTTGGTCGGGTCGATGAGGAGGGGCTCGCGGCCCGACAGTCCGTTGGTGAGGAAACGCATGGTCTTAGGAATTGGGTTGGTCGAGCTCTTCGGGCTCTTCCTGGTCAGCGGGTTCGTCTTCCATCTCGGGAGACTCGGGGCCTTCCTCGACGTCGCCTCCGATCGTGCCGACCGGGGTGTTGGACGGGCGGAACAGCAGTTCAAACGGGATGCCGTACTTGGAGGCCAAGTCCTTAATGTGGACCATGTCGGAAGCCCGCTTGTCCATCTCGGTGCGGAAGTCTAGGCCGCGCTGGGCGTAGAGCTCAGACATGGACAGAAGGCCCATCTCGACGTCGGCCCGGTCGTTCGCGGCTTCGCGGCCTGCGTCGACAGTGACGGACTTCGGGGTCGTCCAGGATACGCGGTTCCAGTCCGGGTCGTCAGGCAGTTCGCCGGCGGCGATGCCTTGGCCGATGATGTAACCCCACGTCGGAACGCAGAAGTTCTCGATCATGATGGTCTGATACTTCGAGAAGACGCGGCCAGCCTTGGCCGTGATGAGGCGGACGGTGGCGCCGCCGAGCTTGGAGGAGTCGCCGACGAACTCGTAAGGAAGCACGCCTTGGGAAATATCTCGCTCGAGGGCCGCAAGAAACCCGGAAAAAGTCGCGTTGGGGCGGGCTGACTGGAAACTCGTCATGGATTCGCCGGGTTCTAGAACAATCAGTTTTCCTCCCATCGTGTTGGCGAGGTTGGAGTAGGAAGAGCCGCTTGTGTTGCCCAGTTCTCCAGCCATGTCTGAGTCGAGGACGCCACCAGCCTTGGTGATTACACGATTTACGTCACCGTTGTCCTTACACGCCTGTTTCTCCAGCGCTAGGAGTTCCATTTCATCCTGAATCGTGTTGACCGAATGTTGAAGAAGGGGCACGCCACGGGCGCCGGATGCGTACTCCTGGTCGACCACCATCATCATCGACTGAGCGAGGATTTGGCGGGACGAGCCGTCGGAACGGTAGATGTTTACGGCGATGTATTCGCCATACGGACCGAACTGGATGCCGTCGTGCATACCTTCGGGCACCTTGCCTTCGAGAGGGTCGCCGACGCGGTGGGCTTCCATCAGCTGGAGTTTGGCTTCCCCGGCACCGTTACGTACCTTGGCGGCGAACGAGTCACCGTCACGGATCATGCCGCGCAGCAGGATGGACTGAGCCTGGTAGAACGAGAAGCGGTTCGTGATGTCGATGCGCTTGGCCTTCTCGGCGAAGTAAGCCTCGTATCGTTCCTGCATCTCAGGGGTCGACGCGTGGCTCTGCGGCTTGATGCCGTCGCCCACAGTGTAGAGGCAGATGTCCGCAAGGATTTGCTTGAACAGCCCGGAGTTACGCTCGGCCCAGCGGCACTTGCGTACCATCGTCAGGCGGTCGTAGGGCGTCAGGTCACGGCGAAGGTCGCGCGGTTCGGCGCCGTAGGCCGCACGGCGGGCACGCGTCACGCCGATGCTCTGCCAATCGCCGTAGGAAGCCTGCGGCTGCGGGGCGGTCGGGGCAGGCGTCACCGGCTTGGGACGCAGGCTGACGGTCTTAATCTTCTTGCGGATGGCCATGGAAAGTTAGTCCTGACGGTTCTGCCAGTCGGTCGAGATGATCGTGCGACGTGCGCCGTAGGTCGAAGGGTCGAGGCGGCTCAGGGCGAACATGGCCTCGGCGAGCATCTCCTTCGGGGGCATGGCGAACTGCTTGGACGCGGACGAGCCGGAGTCGGAGTAGGACATCAGGGTCTTACCTTCGGTGATCATGGCGACCGCCTTGGCTTTGATGTCGAGGAGTTCGCACTCCGTAAGTCCGATAAAGAGTCCAGAGGCCATTTAAACTTGCCGAGAATGGAAGCCCGAGAGGGGGTACGCCGCCCAGCCCACGCCATGAGTCTCTTCCTCCCACGACACTAAACGGCGTACCCTTGCTGATAGCGTGCCAATGGTCATTCGGAAGGCAAGTCGGTTTCGGCAGTTTCCCGCCCGGCGATGCCCCAGCGGACGGCGGCCAGCAGGGCGAGGATTTCGCAGTCCATGGCGTGGTTGTCCTTCTTGCCCTGGGGAAGTATCCACATGGGCTTGCCCGTCCGCTTGTCCTTGATGCGGACTTCGGCGCTCAGCTGCTCGACATACTCAGGGGTGGCGTCGAGGGCGTAGCTCCAGACGCGGCGAGCCCGCAAGCCGTGCAGGAGGTCTTTGCCGGCGGTGGCCGAGTGGACGATCAGGATGGCCCGCTGCGGGATGCCAGGGACGACGATGGACTGCTTCTCGGAGTAGAAGCGGCGGGTCGTGTTGCCGGACTTGTCGGTGACGGCGAAGTCGTCGGAGCCTGAGCCCTTGGCCGTCTTCCAATTCCGCTTGGCCGTCTCGCGATAGACCTCTTGGGTGTTGTCTCCGCTATCCACCAAAATCATGGCATTATGGACCGCCATTTGCTTGGCAAAGGCTTCGACGTTGCCCCATGAGTCGATGCGGGCGAAGGCCATCAGGCGGCTATGCCCGGTCTTGGCCCATCGGCGGACAGTCACCCAGAAGTGGCCACGCTGGACGTCGACCCCCATCGTGCGGAAAGGGATGCTCCCCGGCACGGCGTCCTTCTGCTCGACGACGCGGGCCTTCGGGGTGATCGCGGCCTCCGCGTCCCAAGGGTCGGCCATCTTGTAGTTGGCGGCCTCCGCCAGCGCCACCATCTCGCCGCCCTCTTCGCTCCAGGGCATGGCCAGCCGCTTCTGCTTGAAGATGCGCCGCGGCTCTTCGTCGCCGTATTGGTCGTTGGCCTCCTTGGCCTTGAGCATAAGCACGCCGAGCTCACCCCAGCTCATCGTCGCAAGGCTGTTCCAATGCAGGCCGATGTGCCCGGAGTTGGCCGCGACCGATGTGGCCACGAAAGTTCCACGGGCGTTGGCTTCGAGTCGGCTGGCGTTTGTGTCAGGGAGGTGCGTCCGACAGGCCGCGCACTCGTAGGTCGTGCCGACGCTGACTTTGTGCAAGTCCCATGTGCCCGTGGCCTTGGCGTCCTCGGGAAACCTGATCTGCTCCCAGACCCATGGCTGAAGGTGGTCGCACTTCGGGCACCTCATGTTCCAGTCACGCTGGTCGGTCGTCTCGTGCAGCTGATGGAACTCCTGCCCAGCCCGTCCGCCCTGGGATAAGAAGATGCGTTTGCCCATCCAGCCGAACGCCGTCACGCGCGCGCTCAGTTCGGCCAAGTGTCCGGGCGGAGCCATCCAACACTCGTCGGCGATGGTGTATCGCAGGGACAGGCGCTGAAGGTTGGCCTCGTTCCAGATGCCGCGGCAGTAGAGCGTCATGCGGTCGAAGTCCGCGGTCGTCGAGCGGTCGAGGTCGTCGCCCGAAAGACGCGCCTTCACCGGCGGGCAGTTGTTCCAGACCGGGCGGAGGTAACGCAGGGCGAAATCCTTGGCCTCGGGGTCGGTGGCCTGAAGCACCATCGTCGGCCCGGGAGCGTTGGCGATGATGTGACAGGTGAGCAGGCGGGCGAAGAGGGACTTGCCCGATTGGATGCTGGCGAGGACGGTCAGGAGTTTGGTCTCGGGATCGGCGGCGATGCGTAGGGCTTCGGCGACCCACGGCGTGCGGTCGGAACGGAACGGCCCGGGCATCGGTGAGTCGGGGATGGCGTGGACGTTGGACTCCAGCCACTCGACGACGTCGCCCGAATCTGACGGACGCAACACGTCCCGACCGATGCGGAGCAAGTCAGCCTTGTTCATCGTGGGTCGATAGGTCTGCCTTCACGCGGCGCACCCAAGCCTCGAGCACCTTCACGGCCTTCGCAGGGTTCTCAGGGTTGCACCCTTCGGCCACGTCGAGGGCGAGTTTGTCGAGTCGGTTGACGATGCCGGCCGTCATGTCGCGCATGGCCTCGGTTGCTTCCTTGGCGGAGATGTAATCCTTGGTCAGGATGAGCCGACGTTCCTGCTCTTCCTCGAGGGCCACGAGGGTTTTGAGGGAGGCGTTATAACTCGACTGGTATTTTCCCTGGTTGGGGTCTCCCCCTTCCATCGCGGCCTGCCAGACGCCACGCGCGCGACTGACTAAGGTCCGATGTTCTCCGATCGTGTCAGCCAGGGAGCCGTCGTCGAGCTGCGCCGGTGCGGCCTTGGGCGCCGCGGCACGTTGCACGTTTGCCCGGGCTTCTCGCCATGCCCGAGCCGCGTCGATGCTGTCGGTCGGCATACCTTCGCGTCGAAGGACCGAGATGCGTTGAGCGGTGACGCCCAGCGACAAACCCAGTTCTGAGTTGGTTAGAGCCATGTTCCTGAACTGGTTTGCTCAACCCCAATATTATTCATTGTGACCATGCACTTCTTCTTCGTGGTGTCGGGCCA